CATTACTTCTAAAGTCACCTTCAATAACAGGTCGTTTCATTGAAGCAAGTACTTTGCCACCTAATACTAATACTCTTACATCATAGTCTGTTGGAATATATTCTTGTAAAAGCAAGTCAGTATCTTCATCTTGTTTCATTATTAATTGTACAATACTATCTAATGCTTTTTCTGATTCAATAAACAATACACCAACTCCTTTTGACCCTCTCAAAGTTTTCATAATCACAGGCATTTTCGTACCTAGTTTATCAAATGCTAATGCTGACTTTTCTGGATCGTGTATAAGAGTTGTTTTAGGTTGACGAATACCATAATCAGAAAGTCTTAGTGCTGTTCTATATTTGTCTGTGCAAATATTAATTGTTTGTCTACTATTGACAACACAGACACTATGCTTTTCTAATGAGGATATGATATCCATCCAACTGTCTTTTCTGACAACTGAACCTCTTACAATAGCGATTGTATCTTTGCCTGAAACGACAAAACCTTTTTCATCACCTTTATTATGTAATCTAAAAACACCATCTTCGTATGAGGTGTAACCACCAGATAGTCTATACAGATAATGTTTCCAACCTAACTTTTCTGCTTCTTCTTTTAATCTATCAGCAGTATGAAAGGTCTTTGCCTTTTCAGGTTCATCTGTAATAATAAGTAATCTATGTTTCTGATCGCCATTGGCTTCAGATATAAATTCTCTAAACTTCGGTGCTTTCATTGTCAATTTTTTTACCTATGTTATATTTTGCTTGTAAGTCCCATTCACTCTTTTCTTTAAATGCTAAAACTTTTATTTGAGATAGAGGTGCTTTACTTTCAGCAACTGATGAGTTGATTATAGCAATCAAACCCCAATCTGCTAATAGTTGAGCAATTGTATTCCTTCTTTCGATATCATTATCTGATAAATTTGATTCTTTACCATCTAATGCAAATAGTTCTTTAAAATGCACTATGAAATATCTACCTTGTTTATGTAGTATATGACACGATTGAAATAGCTTTTTATCTTTTCTAGAGGCAACACCAATTCTAGTTAGTGTTTCACGAACCTTTAAAAAATCATCTGGTTCTTTTAGTTGAACTTCCAACATCTCATCTGGATGCCAACTTTCATTTAATTCATTCATTTTATCCCACCTTTATATAATTTTTCTTTAATCAGATCAATTTGACCTTTGGTGAGTATATCAAGAGCAGACTTTGCCTTATCATTACTATATCCATAATACTCTTTTACACACTCAATTTCTTTTAATTTACTCGCTCTTAGAAAAGGACTAAACCTTTTCTTTGGTCTAATACTATTTAGTAGAAATTGAAACTGCATATCTTTATCAATGAAGTGATTTCTATTCATTTCATTAACTAGCATTATGGTGTCTGAAAAAGCAGATAACATCTTGTTTACAATAAAAGCAGGATACTTTTTAATCCACTCTTTATCTTCGGACTTCATTAAGTCTTTCTTTGTAAAGTTTATGGAGTTTAAGTATTCTTTAAGTTCGTACATTATGATAACCTTTTTATTTTTTTAGTTAAAAAGGAAGTCAAGTCTGATGGTTTATCTCTAAAATTTTTAGAATTATTTGTAAGTTTATCTATATAATCTTCATCATTAGCAAATCTAGTGCTTCTTGTTTTAAATGCTCTTTCTTTTTCGAGACATAATCCTCTTCTTTCTTTATCAGATATACTTTGATATTTTAAATCTGCTATAGGAGCACTACCTTGAAATTTTTGTATATGGTCGTTTATTGAATTTATTTCCATCCACTCACACAGCATTGAAGAATCTCTAAAATTCATTGATTCATTAGGAATCAAAAAACTAACCCAAATATTTCTAGTTAGTTTAGGTCCATATCCATATTTTTCAAACACAGGTGCCCATGCTGCTTTTAAATTACCTATGTTTTTTTTAATTTGATTTGCTTCTGGGCCCAATTGTAAAATAACTTTATGGTCGCCCCACCTATCTTGTGGTTGAGTTGTTGGTTTTCTTCTTTTAGTCCTGTGTTTATTTGACATACTATCATCTGACATACCAAAACCTTTACCAGATGAAGTTCCTATTTTAATAAAAGTAGAATCTGTAAACTTGTTAGGAGGCACGGTTGGTTTATCTATACTATAAACAATTGAATAAACAACACTCTCAAATTGATTTGCTGCCTTTGATACATCTTTATAATGATACCATTCAGAATATGTAAAGTCTTTAGCGATTAAATCGTGTTTAAGATATTTCCCTATCATTTGAATTTAACCTGGGACATAAGTTCAGTTAAACAAGCCACCAAGTTAATTTCTTGATCTGCAACAAAGGCAGATTTATACTGATAATCAGCAATAATTAAAACAGCATGAGGTATAGTCTCTGGTTGTAAACTATCGTACACACTATCATAAATTTTTCTAAAGATTTTAACTGGATCGTTATCAAGATTATTGACAACCCACTTTCTCATATCACTAAACTCTTTACCTTTGAGATGAGTTAAAAGTGTCTTTAAATTTTCATCAGATACATTAACAAGAACACCGGCATCAATAGTACCACTTACTGAATATCTTTGTAATTCATTAATGAGTTTTCTAAAGTCTGGGAAATGTTTCTTGATTAATTCTGCAAGTACCTTTTCTTCATAAGTTACATTCTGTTCTTTAAGAATAAAGGTTGCTCTTTCAAATAACTTACTTGCTAATTTAGGTTTATCTTTGGGATTAATTCTAAATTCTATATTTGAAAATCTACTATGTAAGGGGTCTATGATTCTATTCTTGAAATTACAAGTTAGAATAAATCTACAATTCGCATGAAACTCCTCAATGAAGCCTCTCAATGCAGGTTGTGTTGATTGTGGATTTAGATAATCTGCCTCATCAAGTATGACTACTTTTTTACCACCAGATAGTGATACAGTAGAAGCAAAGTTTTTGATTTTATTTCTTAGTACATCAATGCCACCTTCTTCGGAACCATTAATCATAATCCAATCACAGTTTAATTGTTCACACAATGCCTTTGCAACTGTGGTCTTACCTATGCCTGGTGTACCTGAAAATAAAAGATTTGATAACTCACCCTTTTTAATAAAAGATGAGAATAATGTTTTTAATGATTCTGGTAGTATACAATCATCAATCGTCTTTGGCCTATATTGTTCGACCCATAAAAAGTCTGTATTCATATTTCACTCCGTTCATGTTATAATAAAAATTACTTAGTAATAGTACTGTCTGGCTCAAGAGCAATCCAGTATTCAATAGGGAGTTTTGTATTTTTAAAATATGATATAGACTTAGAAGATACAGAAACATCATAATCACCTGATAACATTTTCATATTTTCTACTTTGAAATAGAAAGTATAATCTGCTGTTGCGTTTTCACCAACAATGATATCAAAGTTGTTTGCTGTATCGTTTTTCTTATCACATACTTTTAATATAGTGTTTCCACCTTTTTCACCTACTAACGCAAGGTCAGGAGTTTTAAGTATTGCAGCCATCTTCTTTAATTCAGAAAGATTAGATTCTGATAAACTAAAAGTTACATCTGCCTCTGGCATATTAACTTCTTTAGTTGGTGCTACAATTACTGATGGATCAGAATAAAAGTATTTTGCTTTTGACTTACTTCCGTCTGAAGCAATAGTCATAAACTTATCTTGTAAAGATAAATCTGGTTTGTTTAAACTAGATACTACTGATAGAAATTCGTTAAGGTCATAGATTGCAAATTCACTTTCAAATGATTCTGTAATAGTTGCCTTAGCAAAAATATTTCTCATAGTAGAAATAGTTGATAGTTCACTTCCTGGTTTAATCAATATGTTTGTATTGATTTCAGAAAAGTTTTTAAGTATATTTAATGTATTTGTATTTAGTTTCATAATAAAAATTTCACCTTTGTTTTTTTGTTTAAGTTATAATAACATAGTTAAGGGGCATTGTCAAGCAACTTGCACCTATCATACCCCTTTTGATAATATTCATCAGAAGGTTCTCCACATATATAAATTCTATTGGTATTTTTAGCCGCTAAGGCTGTAGTGCCACTACCAACATAAGGATCAACTACTACATCACCTTCATTGGAATGTTTTTTAATCAAATCTTCAAATAATTGTAAAGATTTTTGTGTAGGGTGAAATCTATCTTTACCATGATAAATTGGATATTTGTCATAAATT